GGACACTAACCGGCACCATCAGCAGGCGGCAGGGCAGTCAGACCGGACGCTTACGAGATTTGAGTCTGGTACCGCTGAAATCCCGGTGGCTGCAGCGCGCCATGGCTGCTGACTGCAACCGCCCGGCTGGTCGCGCAGGGCGAAACCATCGCCACCACAACAGCTGCTGGCACGCCAACCGCCCTCGGGCTGCAGCGCTTTGGCCATTTCAATGGCACGGTGAAACGCAACGGCAGCAGCTTGGGCAATGTCGTCTCTGCCGAGATCACCTATTCCAACAACCTCGACCGCATCGAGACCATCCGCGGCGATGGCCGTATCGATGGCGCCGACCCGACCATGGCGGCGCTGACTGGCCGGATCGAAGTGCGGTTTTCCGACAGCACGCTGGTGACGCAAGCCATCGACGGCACGCCTTGCGAGCTGGAGTTCAACTACAGCCTCGGGGCCAACGCCAGTTTCACCTTCACGGCCCATGCCGTCTATCTACCGATCCCCCGCATTGAGATCGCGGGGCCGCAGGGCGTGCAGGCCAGCTTTGACTGGCAGGCCGCCAAGGCCACCAGCCCCGCCCGCATGTGCACCGCCGTTCTCGTCAACTCGCTCGCAGGATACTGATCATGATCCGACTGAACCTGACCGCCACGCCGGAATGGCTGGACCTCGCCCCCGGGCTGCGCCTGCTGGTCGGCCCGCTGACCACCGCGCTGATGGTTTCCGCCCGGGCCGATCCGGCCATCGAATCCCTGCCCGAAGGTGCCACGCAAGAGGCACTGGCGCTGGCCATGGCCAAAGCCGTCGCCCGCCGCGCCGTGCTGGATTGGGAGGGTGTCGGTGATGAAACGGGCCAGCCCTTGCCCATCACCCCCGAAGGCATCGACGCCCTGCTGGAAATCTGGCCCGTCTTCGAGGCGTTCCAGACCAAATACGTCGCGCGGGGCCTGATCCTGGACGCGGAAAAAAACGTCTCCGCGCCCTCGCCGACTGGTCGTTCGGCGGGGGCGACCGCTACTGCGCGGCCTGCACGCCCTGCGAAGGCCCCGGGGGCATCTGCCCCGACTGCCCGGCAAGACTGAACCGGCCCCAGACGCGGGAGGGCTGGCAAGTCTGGGATCTGGTCGGCCGCCTTGGTGGCCAGCTGCGGGTAATCCCCGGCGCCGTGCTGGGCTGGGACATGGGTGCTGCCCTCGCTTTGGCGCAGGCGCTGGGCGTGAACACCCTGATTGCCGCCGAACTGCTGCCCGAGATCGAGGCGGTGATGGTGCGCAAGCTGAACGAACCGATGGCGGACTCGGCCGGGACTGGCGTCAGCTTTTGACCTTCTCGATCAGGGTGACGCCCGGCAGGCCCTCGAAATGCTTGTCGCAAGTCAGAAGTCTCGCACCCTTCGTCCGGGCGGTGGCGAACATGATCGCATCCGCCGTTGCCAGCTTATGGTCACGGCAAGCCTCGGCGGCGGCGAGGGCAATCTCGGTATCAAGCGCCACAACCTGACACACCTGCGTGAAGGCTATCACCTGATCGGCCTTGTCCTCGCCCACTTCGTGGGAGAGCCATTTCGCGAGTTCCAGTTGCACCATGGTCGGCACCAGCCAGTCGGCCAGTTCAGGCAGATGTTCAGCCAACTTATCCCCGGTCGGGGAGCCGATCAGCCATTCGATCCAAGCTGAGGTGTCGACGAGGACCATCAGAACCGATCCGCGCGGTCACGGTAATCCGTAGCTGATGCGCCGCGTGCAAGGCCCTTCAATGCCTCCCGCTTTGGCACCGGCACCAGCAGGACGCCCGTGCCCTTGGGGATGAAGGCGAAGATCAGCCCGGCTTCCCAATGCTGGGCGCACCGGATCGCCTTGGGGATCGAGATCTGGAACTTCGAGGACAGGGTTGCGGTCTCGGACATGATCATACGCCTCCATGATCGATGCAATAAACGTAAGACAACTTCGCCGCAGTTTCAAGGAGTCTGAACCATGGCTGAGAAAAGGGTCTCAGTCCGCCTCGTGGCGGAAGGCGGTCGCCAGGTGCGTGAGGAACTCGAAGGCATCGGCGATGCTGGCGCACGCGGCTTTGGTCGCCTCTCGACCGAAATGGAGCTGGCAAACTCCCGCCTCGCCGGTTTTGCCCGCAAGGCCGGTATCGCGCTGGCCGCCGTGACGGTGGCGGCGGCCGCTGCCGGTGTAGCTATGGTTCGGTCGGGCCTCGAGACCATCGGCGCACAGGCGGACATGGCCGCGTCTTTGAAAACCACTGTCGAAAGTCTGCAGGTGCTGACATGGGCCGGGGAATTGGCGGGCGTGTCGATGGGCGAGATCGAACAGGCCACCAAGAAGCTGACCACCCGCCTGTCGGAAGCGGCCGCAGGATCCGGATCGGCTGTCGGCGCGCTGCAACGTTTGCACCTTTCGGCCTCCGACCTTCAGGCGCTGCCGCTCGACCAGCGCATTGTCGCCATTCAGGAAGCCCTGAACCGATTTGTGCCGGAAGCCGAACGGGCCGCCGTCGCCTCCGACCTCTTCGGTGACAAGGCGGCGCTGGCATTTCTGCGGATTGACCCCGCCACCCTTCGCGAGGCGGCGAAAGATGTGCGGGATTTCGGGGTGGCAGTCAGCGCCAGCGATGCCGCACAGATCGAACGCACCGGCGATGCCATCGCCAAGCTCAGCCTGATCTGGCTGGGCCTCACCAACCGGCTGACCGCTGCCGTTGCGCCTGCGCTGGAAATGGTGGCGAACACGCTGGCCGACATGGCACGCGGCACCGGGCCGATTGGCATCGCGATCAATGCGCTCTTCGACAACATCGGCCGCCTGACCACCTATGTCGCCACCTTTGCCACACTGATGGCGGGGCGCTGGGTGGCGGGATTGGCTGCCGCAGCCTTGTCCGTGCGGGGCCTTGCCACGGGCCTCGTCGTTCTACGCGGGGCGCTGATCCGCACGGGGATCGGCGCCCTGATCGTCGGCGCGGGCGAGTTGGTGTTCCAGTTCACAAGGCTCGTCGCAGGCGCGGGCGGGTTCGGGGCCGCGATTGGCCTCTTGAAGGATCTGGCGCTTGAGGTCTGGGATCGCATCGGTTTGGGCGCTGCCTCAGCCTGGTCGAAGATCGAAGCCAGCTGGGCCGGGCTGCAGGCGACGATCTATGGTGCGATGCAGTCCTCCGTCGAGGCGGTGACCAGCTTTGGCAACTCGGCAGCGGGCATCTTCAAAGGGGTTTATGACGCCGTGAAGGCGATCTGGGGCCAGCTTCCCGGAGCCATCGGCGATTTCGCCTTCCAGGCCGCCAACGGTCTGATCGGCGGAGTCGAGACGATGCTGAACGGCGTCGTCACCCGGATCAACAACTTCATCAACGGCTTGAATGCAGCACTCGACCTCTTGCCCGATTGGGCCGTGGGCGAAGGTGGCGTGCGGATTGGCACGCTGGATCCGGTTGCGCTGGGTCGGATCGACAACCCCTTTGTCGGATCGGCAGCCGCTGCTGGCACCACTGCCGCCGAAGCCTTCTCGGCCGCGATGGCGCAGACCTACGTCACCACGCCCGACCTTGGCCTGACCGGGATGGCAGAAGAAGCGACCGCCCGAGCCGAAGCCTATCGCGAAGCTTCCGGCATGCTGGCCGATGCCGCCGCGCGCCCCATGCAGAGCTGGCAGGCGCTGAAGGATGCAGTTTCTGGCGCTGGCAGCGAGGGTGAAGCAGCCCTCGACGGGGCCACGGATGCCGCAGACCGGCTGGACGAGTCGATGACCGAAGCCGGGCGCACTGCCGGTGGCGCGGGGGCTGCCGCTGCGGCCGGGGCCGAAGTGGCCAAGACCGGATGGGAAGCGGCCGTCACGACCCTTGCAGACTATGCCGCCAAGGCCCGTGATATCGGTGGGGATATCGGGAGCACGCTGGTCAGCGCCTTCACCTCGGCTGAAAACGCCGTGGCCGATTTCGTGAAAACCGGCAAACTGGATTTCCGCGACCTGGTCAGCTCGATGATCGCCGATCTGGCGAAACTGGCGGCGCGGCGCTTCATCCTCGGTCCCATCGCCAACGCACTGTCCGGCGCGATGGGCAGTGCCGGTGGCATCTTCGCAGGCATCCTGCATTCGGGCGGCACCGTCGGATTGGCGGGCACGGGCCGCATGGTTCCAGCCATGGCTTTTGCGGGTGCGCCACGCATGCATTCCGGTGGCTGGGCCGGGCTGAAACCTGACGAGGTTCCGACGATCCTGCAGCGTGGGGAACGCGTGCTGTCGCGCAGGAAAGCCGCTGGTTACGGCCAGGGGCAGTCCTCCGCACCCGCCGTCAATGTCACCATCAATGCCCGCGACGCCGAAAGCTTCCGGCAATCGCGCACGCAGGTGGCAAGCGACATTGCCCGGGCTGTTTCCTTGGGAAGGAGGGGGATGTGATGGCGTTTCACGAGATCAGGTTTCCCGACAACATCAGCCGCGGCGCGCGCGGCGGGCCGGAACGGCGCACGCAAGTGGTCGAGCTGGCGAGCGGCGACGAAGAACGCAATGGCAGCTGGGCCAATTCGCGCCGCAGATACGACGTCGCCTATGGCATCCGCCGCGCCGATGATCTGGCAGCGGTCGTCGCCTTTTTCGAGGCCCGAAATGGTCGCCTGCACGGCTTCCGTTACAAGGATTGGGCGGATTACAAATCCGCCCTGCCGTCGCAGGCGATCACCGCGACGGACCAGCGAATCGGCATCGGCGACGGGGCGGCCACGAGTTTCGCCCTCCTGAAACACTACATCTCCGGTGCCCAAACTTGGGAGCGGACGATTACCAAACCCGTCGCCGGAACCGTCCGCGTCGCGCTGGGCATGGTGGAGCAGATGTCGGGCTGGACCATCGACGCAACGACTGGCGTCATTGCCTTCACGACCGCACCCGCTATCGGCACCATCGTCCGCGCTGGCTTCGAATTCGATGTACCCGTTCGGTTCGACAGCGACACCCTCGACCTTGAACGGCTGGGGTCAATCACCGCAATCCCCCTGCTGGAGATCCGCAGATGAAAACCCTCTCTCCCGCGCTGCAATCCCATCTCGATGATGGCATCACCACCTTGTCGTGGTGCTGGCGGATTTCGCGGTCGGATGGGGTAGCATTGGGCTTCACCGATCATGATCGCCCACTAGCCTTTGACGGCACCGCGTTTGAACCGGAAAGCGGGTTTGCGGCTTCAGAAATCCGTGCCGGGTCCGACCTCTCCGTCGATGCGCAGGACGCGACCGGCGTGCTGACCTCCGACCGCATCACCGAAACCGACATCCTCGACGGGCGCTGGGACAATGCGCCAGTCGAGCTGTGGCGGGTGAACTGGGCCGACACCGGCCAGCGCGTGCTGTTGCGTCGGGGCGCTGTCGGGCAAATCCGCCGTGGGCGCATGGCTTTCGTCGCTGAGGTCCGGTCGCTTGCGCATGTGCTGGGCCAGACAGTGGGGCGGACGTTCCAGGCGGGGTGCGATGCTGCATTGGGCGAAGCACGTTGCGGGATCGATCTGGAACACCCGATCTACAAGGGCACAGGCCTGGTTACCGATCTCCTTCGCGACCGGGCCTTCATGGCCTCGGGGCTGGCCGGGTTCGAGGCGGGCTGGTTCACATCCGGCACCCTGACCTGGACCAGCGGTGCGAATGTCGGGCGCAACACCGAAGTCCTGTCCCACGGGTTGACCGATGCCATCGCGACGCTGACCCTTCTGGAAGCCCCAGTGCGCGGCATCGCCGAGGGCGACAGTTTCATCGCGCGTGCGGGCTGTGACAAGCGCATCGCTACCTGCAGCGCCAAATTCGCGAATGTCGCCAATTTCCGAGGTTTCCCCAACATCCCCGGCCAGGATGCGGTGCTGCGCTATGCCAGCCGGGGCGATGACAACGAGGGAAATGTGCTGTGATGACCGCCGATCCCGATCTCATTGTCGCAACCGCCCGCCTCTGGCTCGGCACGCCCTACCACGATCAGGCCAGCCTGGGCGGTGTCGGCTGCGATTGCCTTGGACTGGCGCGCGGCGTCTGGCGTGAAGTTGTCGGCGACGAGCCGTTCCCGATCCCGCCCTATAGCCGGGATTGGGGTGAGACCGGGCCTCGCGAGGTTCTGGCAAATGGTGCGCGCCAGATGATGCCGGAAATCATGCCCTCTGACGCCGGTCCAGGCACGCTGGTCCTGTTCCGCATGGCGCCCCGCGCAATCGCCAAGCATGTCGGGATCCTGACAGCGCACGACCGCTTCATCCACGCCTATGAACGGCTGGGCGTCGTCGAGCAAATCCTCACACCGACGTGGGCGCGCAAGATCGCCTTCGCCTTCCAGTTTCCGAACCCCAGCAGCATCTGAGATTTTCACAATGGCAACCCTTGTTCTCGGCGCCGTCGGCACCGCGATTGGCGGCGCATTTGGCGGGGCCATCCTCGGCATTTCCGGCGCGGCCATTGGTGGCTTCATCGGATCAACCATCAGCTCGGTTGTCGACAACTGGATCGTCTCGTCCCTCGCTCCGGCCCAACGCATCGAAGGCGCGCGGCTGGACTCCTTGCGCATCACGTCCTCGACCGAAGGCGCGGTGATCCCACGTCTCTTCGGTCGGATGCGGATCGGCGGCAACATCATCTGGGCGACGGACTTCCGCGAAGAGGTCAACACCTCCAGTCAGGGTGGCGGCAAGGGCGGCGGGCCAAAGGTCACCACCACCGAATATCTGTACTACGCCAGCTTCGCCGTGGCTCTGTGCGAGGGCGAAATCACCGGCATTGGCCGGGTCTGGGCCGACGGCAAACCGATGGACATGACCAGTGTCACCTGGCGCTGGTATCCCGGTGACGAAGCTCAGGCCGCCGATCCGTTCATCTTGGCGAAGATGGGCGCGGCCAACACGCCCGCATACCGCGGCACCGCCTATGTGGTCTTCGAGGAACTGGACCTCGGCGCATTCGGCAACCGTCTGCCGCAGATCAGCTTCGAAGTGTTCCGGCCGCTGGCCGATCCCGACACCGCCGAAGGGCTGGTCAAGGCGGTGACGATGATCCCGGCTTCAGGCGAGTTCACCTATGCCACCTCGCCAGTCAAGAAGACCACCGGCTCCGGGGGCGCGACTGTGGCCGAGAACCTGAATGCGATCACCGACACCACCGACATCGTCGTGGCGCTGGACCGGCTGCAATCCTTGGCCCCGGCGGTGGAAAGCGTCAGTCTGGTGGTCGCGTGGTTCGGCGACGATTTGCGCGCGGGGAACTGCATGATCCGCCCCGGCGTCGAGGTTGCGACGAAATCCACGACGCCGTCAGCATGGAAGGTGAACGGCATCTCGCGCGCCAACGCTTATCTCATCAGCCGCGATGCCGAGGATCGCCCCGTTATGGCGGCACCCCTGCAGACTTCGCCGTGGTGCAGGCGATCCAGGAGATGAAGGCACGCGGTTTGCGCGTGACGTTCTATCCGTTCCTGCTGCTGGACGTGCCGCAGGGCAACACCAAGCCCAACCCCTACAGCGCCAACGCCGCCACCTCTGGCCAGCCGACCTTTCCTTGGCGGGGGCGGATCACCTGTTCCCCGGCTGCGGGCTATGCCGCGTCGGTGGACAAGACCGCCACGGCCGCGACGCAAGTGTCAGCCCTGTTCGGCACCGCTTCGCCCGCGAACTTCAGCGTGTCGGGCACCAATGTCAGCTGGACCGGCCCGGCCGGGGAATGGTCTTTGCGCCGGATGATCCTGCACTATGCGCATCTCCGCAAAGCGGCCGGGGGCGTGGATGCCTTTCTGATTGGGTCGGAAATGCCCGGTCTGACCACCATCCGCTCCGGAGCCAGCACCTATCCCGCCGTCACCGCCTTCAAGAGCCTCGCGGCAGATGTTCGTGCGATCCTCGGCGCTGGGCCGAAGATCGGCTATGCCGCCGACTGGTCGGAATATTTCGGCCACCATCCTGCAGATG